ATGGGGTAACAAAACTCTACAAGATAAAGAGACAGCTCTTAATAGAATCAATGTTAGAAGATTGTTATTACAAGCTAGAAAACTTATATCTGCAGTTTCAATAAGATTATTATTTGAACAAAACGATGATGTAGTTAGAAATCAATTCTTATCACTTGTTAATCCAATATTGGATAACATTAGAAAGGAAAGAGGTTTAACCGACTTTAGAGTTCAATTAGATAATGATCCTGAACAGATTGATAGAAATGAGTTATGTGGTAAAATCTTTATTAAACCAACAAGAACACTAGAATTTATCTGTGTAGAGTTTAATATTACTAACACAGGTGCAAATTTTGACAACCTATAATAAATAGGTTTTTATAATAATTTTAATAAAAGGTGGCAAAATTTTGTTACCTTTTATTTTTTGCGTATTTTTAGATATTTATAATTGATAACTATGAAAGTACAATTAACAGAATCACAATACGACTTATTGTTGGAATTCCAAAAGAGAGCGTATTCTTTTGATTGGGATGATAATATTTTAAACATGCCTACGAAGATCCATTTGGAGAAACGTGTGGGTAATGATGATTGGATACCTGTTGATGCTTCAACTGTAGAATTTGCAAAGTTAAGACATGAGATTGGAAAGGGATTTAGATTTTTAAATGATAACCCTAATGATGCGTTTGTTGATTTCAAAGGTCACCAAACATTTTTAAATGACACAGAAAGGGCTTTAAGAAAAGGTAATTTTGGTCCAAGTTTTGAAAAGTTTAAAGAGGCGTTAATATATGGGAATGATTTTTCAATTATCACCGCAAGAAATAATTCACCAATAACATTAAGGGATGCAACTAAATTATTGATTGATAAACATTTTACTGAAGAGGAAAAACAAACGATGATAGATAATTTAAAGG